CCTATCCTCTGGATGGTGGATATGCTTTACTTTGCCATCATCTTTGGCTTCTGTTATGAATTGCTTAAATTCTATCATTTTACTTGTCTCACTGACCCATCTATATGTGCGTGCCAAGCTGTAAACTTAACATTTGGAAAATGTCTCTCTAACTTGAGAAACTCCTTTAGGTTATTTATACTATCGTCGAATAGCCTTACTTTATTAAACTGTTTGGTCTGTAGATAGTTATGGATGATGATTGCTTTGGATTGTGGAGCAGATAGTGCTGATATCTTGCCAGCCCTTTCTACCCTTACGTTATCTATAGGGAAGCCATATTTACGAAAGGTGGCTAAGAATTTGTTTTTATTATCTGAGTCAGGTCTTGCTGTGACTATGATGACCTTATTATTTGGATGCTTATGGGTATCAGCAAGGAGTGCCTTAGCCTTATTAAACATCTTTGTGATAGGTGTTGATTCTTTATTAAACTTATCTGCATCCTCAAACTCTGAGAAGTCTACAGACTCTCCAGGACCTAACTTATAATGGTTAAAGTCAGCTGAAGACAGCTTCTTAATAGCCTTACCAGACTTACGGATTATGATCTGGGCAGTCGTATGGAATAAGGTGTCATCTATGTCAAATATGCTTAGGTAGCCTTCTTTTTGTTCTGTTATGTATTCTTTAAATTTGAGCATAAATTCTCTATATTCTTATTATACCATACTTCTTAATTAAAGGTGTTACTAAATTGTAATAGATTGTAACAAATTGTAACAATTAATCGCTATACTTTACAAATACACTTGAGGCCTTAGTTGATGAAGAGCCATACCCATATAAGAACTTGGCTACAGCATCTGCTTTACCAGACTTCACAATGGCATACGCATAATGTACACCCAAATATTTTGACATCCACCAAGTCTTATCTTTCCTAGCTTGAGAAGAAGCCTGAGATATTAACTTATCGATAGCCATTGGGCTCTTACTTAAAAATTTAAACATAGTAGCAAAATTCTTAAGTATCTCTGGAGTAGGTTTATCAATATAGCGTTTAAAATCTTGGGGTATCATGAGTTGTGCTTTAGGTACTCCACTCATTAAAGCACCTTGTATTAATAATCCTCCACCAATCTTACCGCCGGCGGCAGACTTACCCTTGATCTCTCCTTGCCATGATGATGGTTCAGCACGAGATGAAAAGTTTCTAAGTTGTATTTGTCCTAAACCTGAATCACTTGAGAATTCTATATAACAATCCTTGGATGAAGTCATGTCTTGCGTAATCAATATCTTTGTAAACTTTGCTTTAGGAGGACTTCCATCGTTGTATATAGTTTTATGTGGATGGTTTTTAGGACCAATCTTTTTTAAAGATACTCCTATTAAATCTTTCTTTTTAAACGCATCAAAAATATATTTGTTTAATTCATTTAAGCCTTCAAAATCTTTTTTAGGCTTATAACCTTTTTTAACTATCCATATATCAGCTGGATTCCATTTATCTTCTCCGCTTAATCCGCTATTTTTTTTAAATTTCCTAAACTCATCATAGACTATAGATTCTAAATCACCTCCACGGTGAAATGTGCTATTCTTTATATTAAAATCTTTGAATATTTGATTCGCGGTTTCAATACAACTGCGCTTCCATATATCATCAAGACTTTTTAAGCATTGCGCTAATTGTTTAGTACACTTTGCATCTCTTGTGTTTTGTGGAGTTAAGTCAGATATATTGACTAAAGGTTTTCCTTTAGTCTGTCTTGCTGCACACGCATAAGCTTGTAAACTCTCAGCTAAAGCTGTTATTTCTGAACCGGCACCTGATGGCATAGTCTTATCCTAATACTGATATCCTATTTATAAAAAAAGGGGCCGAAGCCCCTTTGTTAAAACTTAAATCCCGTAAACTCTTCGGCCGTGACCCGCTTACCAAAGTCTGACTTATCGAATACAGGTTTATCGTTTTGACCAGAATCTGAGATGTTATTTTGCGCAGATACTTCTACATCATATAGTTTCATCTTAGCTCGGTCAACGCCAATCACAAAGCGTTTATAATAACTTGGATCATTATAACGGTTCTTAAGTTGTTTAACCATGAGTTGGTTAAGTCCTTCAAGCTCCTCAGTGGAGATCAAAGCCAACATAAGATCAACTGTTGCTGGCAAACCAAAGGATTCGGATGTGTCCTCAAGACCTGGGTCGGAATTCGTAAAACCGGACCGAGTAGTCTGTGTGGCACTCACGATAGGTACATTATACTCAACTGCCAAACCCCTTAGTTCTTCAGCAATCGTCTTGACATAGGTATAACTGTTTACGTTAGCCCCATATCGAAGTCGTTGTGAACTACATATATTTAGATAGTCTATATAGATGATGTCAGGAGAAAACTCTTGTTTAAGTTTTAACTCTTCAAGTAATGCCCTAAAGTGACCAGCATGGGCACCGGCCGTAGGGTATTCTTTAATAGTCAACTTACCTTGAGACTTCTTCCTGACTTTATCTAAACGACTATCAAAGATGGGTTTATCGACCACCTTTAATTCATCCATAGAGAGGTTCAATAGGTTTGCATCGATACGTTCTGCGATGCGTTCTTCTGCCATCTCCATGGTAATATACAACACATTCTTGTTATTCAATAAATTTGCTGCAGCACAATGACACATGAATAATGATTTACCCACACCTGTACCCGCGAGGATAACATTAAGTGTCTTGTTACTTAGACCACCTTTAGTGATCTTGTTCAACATATCAAGGTCGAATGGGATTTTTTCTTCTACGCGATGATAGAACTCATACCGTGAATCAGAATCGTCGAGATAATTGTGACCAACATGATTATCGAAACTAACGCCAAGAGCATCTGAAAGTAAAGCTGGAATTGCATCATCTTGTCGTTCTTTGTCTTTTCCTTCGATAATACCGATGGAATCGAGGATTGCGTTGTAGACTGCTTTCTTCTTACAAAAGGTTTCTGTTTCATTTAGTAACCACTCCTCATTAGTGTCTTGTTTTGTTAGACCACCGATTAACTGTTGTTGGTCTTTAAGATCTGTATCAGAGATATCTTTACGATTGTTTACTTCGATAGCAAGGATCTCTTGTGTTACTGGTTTATTATAAGCTTCAAAGAACTTATTGATCTCTTCAAAGATGATAGCTTCTTTACGTTCAGAGAAGTATCTTTTCTTTAAGAATGGCAATACTTTACGACAGTATTGTTCATTATGTACTAAGTTACTTAAGATTGTATTTTCAATTCTCATCAACACCGCCCGAATAAATTAAATCATTGTTCTTGACACCATCACTCAACATCTGCATGAGGGTGTCGCCAATATAATTATCGAACTCTTTCTTATCAGAATCCTCAACTATACCTTCAATTATATCATAGTTGTATTTTAATGTACAGTTATCTTGTTTTTGGTTCTCTTCAAGTTTAACTGCACCTAATACGATCTTGATACCGGCATACTTACCATTGGTGTATTCAATAGAATACTGGTTAGTGCCATAAGGTTCAGTCTCATATTGGATCTTATGCAACAATTTCATCATCCTCGATAGAAGCTAACTCAACATCGATGTCTTCATCTTTGATGATGGCACCATGAGCGACTTGATACTTGTCTTTGACTGCATCTTGGAATGATTTATCCATAAGGATAGGCATCCAAAATTCTTTAGTATCTGTATCTTTGATACGGAACTTCTCGCCGATCTCACCAGTCTCTTTGTTTACACGAGCAAACCAACCAACAGATGGCTTAGCCACATGACCAGTTTCCAAAGCAATATCAAGCAACCCACTCCACTTGCTAATACCACCATCAAAAGAAACAGTAATAGGTATCTTTGACTTTTCACGGACATATCTTGATTTCTCCACGTTAATAATAAAGTTCCAACCAGTTAATTCTGTGCCATCCTTATCTTGTTGACGACCAAGGATGTAGATATTATCTGCTGAATAGTATGAGCCTGTACCACCACCAACTACTGGCTTAGAGTACATCTCCATAGTCATGTAAGTATGATTGACCACTACCATTGGGATATCTTTTAATGTAAGGTGTGGTGTAACCATTCTAAACAATGACTTGATTTGTTTTGCTCTTGACATATCTGCGACAGACTTACCGTCAAGTGTATCTTCAACTTCTTTCTTCGAAGCTAAGTTACCAATAGAATCGATGATGATCATGATCTTGTCATCACGCTCGATACCTTGGATCTGCTTCATGATATCAAACTTAAGTTGTTCTACATCAGTTACTGGAGTATGTAGCACTCTTGTTTGGTCGATACCAAATGATTCAAAGTATGATTGAGGTGTACCAAACTCTGAATCGTAAAACAATAGCACCGAGTCTGCATACTTATCCATATAAGACTTAGCCATCAATAATGAGAATGCTGTCTTAAAGTGTTTAGATGGACCTGCCCACATTGTTAGACCTGGTGTTAAACCACCGTCAAGT